AATAACCCTCGTTGATTCGCATAATTTGATCCCCCATAAATTTCATTTCGAAAAAACATAGTGCGTTCAATATAGAGGAGAGCATTACTAAATGAGGGGGGCTTACTTCCTGGATTTCTTCCGTCATAAGTAATACGAGAAACATGACAAACTAGCCCTCCTTGAACGTGGTTATAAGAAACTGTACATTCTTCCATTTCCATTCGGGGATAATTTCCCCCCTCTATCACACTTATAGCACTAGCAGCTCTGTGTTGTTCTGTAACGTCTTCCCAATTATGTGAAAAATCACACCTATACATCTCTATATAAGGCTCATTATTTGAATAATTCAACCCCTCTCGACCCTCAAGATAAAAAAGGGTTGAATTATTTAATCCCGAACCATATTGAGTTGTCCCCGTAATTTCTACATCCTCTAAATAAATACTACGAGTTTTTCTAAGATCTATTATCTCATATTCAATACTATTATCTTTAAATGAGGAATTATATATCCCTAATTTACAAGGAAGACGATAAATCTTAAGTAGGGTTTCTTCACCCTCAGAATTTTTAATCTCTATATCTCTAAGAAAACTTGTTGTAGTCACATTATTCACAGAAGGATTCTTTTCAAATATTTTTAGAAAGGCAGATCCACTCTCTCCATCTATAGTGATTCGATTAAAATCAAATTGATAAATATTATACCATTCAAAATCAATTTTTTTAACACTAAGATCATAAATTTTAGGAAAAAGGTCCGGATAACTTGAAGAACCTCTAAGCTTTAATTTTTCAATTATTACTCCCTCTCGAGATTCGCCTTGTAATGTAATTTCTCGAATAGTTGATGTCCATGTAGATGTCCCAGAATATGTACCATCATAAACATAAATAGTATCACCCTGATTTACTCCTACCATTGCATCAGTAATATTTGTATAATATTCGTCAGGTCCTACATAGATTATTGATGCCATCTAATCCGCCTCCTTAAATTCAAATTGAAAAGACCTACGAGATAAATCCCAAAAATTCTTTTGAATACTTTTAATATTTAAGTAACCAACTAAAACATTAGGAAGATCATCTAAATAAGGGTGTAATGTTAACATATAACCATTTCTTTGCCATCTTAATAAACCTTGGATTTTTTCCCAATCATCCTGAGATATATTTACAAAACTTGCACTTAATGAATAACGTAAACGATCACCCGTACCTGAAACATCCACTCGATATTGAGTATTATCACTCATTGTAATTTCTTTTTCTCCTGGATTACTTAATATACGGTAATTAACTGTCCCTAATTCCGGTCTTGAATTTAAAGTAATATACCCTAAAGTGTCCTCTGCTTCTCCTAAGTCCCCTTGATGTTCTAAGTATACATTATCCAGTAAAAGAAAACCCTGTGTACCAGTATAACCATGAGCTGAATCTCCATAAGATCCTGACTGCATATTACCTTTAATACTAAGTTGAGGGTAATAATGAGTTTCTATTGTAGAAGTATTATCACTCATAAAAGGTTGAACTTGACCAACATATCCTGAAGTTGATTGTTCAGTCCAATCACTTATATCTCTTCCTTGTCCTCTAGTTGCTCCAATTAAATCCATAGATATAAGGGAAGCATTATTAAACCGGTGCCCGGATAATAAACGCATCGACCATGCTGAATTAGCATGTACAGTACATCCTGCATCTCCAGGTTGAATCCAACCTTTAAAGACACAACCCATCCGGTAAAAAGTATGAGAAGGTAAAGTAACTTCAGCGGGATTGAATTTATCACCGGAAACATTAGAATCACTCAAAGCTCCCCTATTAACTGTTAAATATTGGATTAATTCTCCTCGAGTAGTATGATCAGAAGCAGAAATTTCTTTTCTTTTATTACCAAAAACCCCTAAACTTTGAGCATAAGGAGAATATAAGCCCCCCTCATGATAAAAACCATAAAAAGGAGTAATAATATATTCTTGATTTGTTAATTCAGTCACGGGCCATTTATCTATTCCATTAGTATAGTCTTGTTTATAATAAATAAAAGCTCTAGAGCTAGAATCCACAGAAGAAGACATTGTAGGAGCAACTAAGTGTGCTAAACCATATTCTCCTGTATCGGCCGTTCGCCGTATATTTCCAGGTAACCCAGAATAATAATTAATGTAGCAACAATCTTGATCCGCCCACATATCAAGCATACGGTTCGAAAGTAATTTAACAAGGTAATTTGCATTATAAATACTCGAGTCGGTAGAAAGAGCAGAAATGGTTGAAATAGTACTATAATTATATTGATTTATATAAGCTATATTAGTATCATCATCGGGTAAGTAAAAAGAGAAACCCCCTGTAACTCCATGCCAATCCGTTGATCCATCTATATAAATATCTTGAAAAGCATTAGTATCTGAAGCATCTTTTATTAATCGTCCAAAACCATGATTATTTAAGGAAGAATATCCCCGACTAATACCTAAACAACTCATCTGGTTGTACGTTTTATCTAATTCCCAACCATCTGCCAAACCCGAACCATAAACTGTTACTTTATCCCCGAAATTATATGAGTATTTTAAATACCTATCTCGTAATAAAACTCCTCCATCAGTCCAAGTATATTCTTGATAACCAATTTTATTATCCCAACTTCCACTAACTCTCAAATATTCTACTTGACCCTCATCATCACTATGAGTGGAAGGACCTATAGTTACTTTATCACCATATTGAAAAATATTTGAAGGACAATCTTGGTAAGATTGATTACTACTAGATAAGCCTAATTCTGTTATCCGTTGTTTCGGTGCTTTTAATCCTCCTTGATAAGTAGTGTTTAATCGTCCGGGAGAAAGAGTATATTCTTTAATTTTACCATATTCAAATTTTCTATTCTTAATAGGCACTGCAATTGCAAGTTCCCAAAAATCTCCTTGAGATCCCTCTAATACGACGGTTTTTTCATTTATGGTACGTACTTTAACCTCCGGATTTACTAATTTTCCCCCTACAAAAATATTTTTACTCATTCTTATCCTCCAGTCGATACATTATCTTGAGTATTTGATATCTGACTCATATCAACTTGCCCAGTATCAATCGCTTCTTGCATGTGACCAATCATATTATCTGCTACTACTTGAGAGAATTCTTGAACTGAACCTGAACCTATAAATATTTGCTCTCCTGAAATAACCATAGTGGGAGTAATATTAATAGTTAAATTTTCTGCTCGAACAGTTCCTCCAAATCGTTGTGATCCAGTACCTCCGGCTCTTTGCTCCGCAGCCTTAAATTCTTCTTCAATACTTATTAGATCTTTTTCGGCTTGCATTACTTGCCCCCCAAATGCGGCGGCGGCTGTTGTTGCTGCATTATGAACTAAAGCAGCCCCGGCTGCAATAGCTGCAAAACCCATAGGGTTAAACATAAATAACCAACTTATTCCTCCTTTAATTAATTCCATTCCAATTAATTCCATCATTTGCTTCATCATTTGCTCATGGGATTTAGCATCATCAACTCTTTTTCTAGCAGCCATCAATTTTCTATTTTTTTCAGATCTTTTCTGGTATTGTTCTTCTGAAATTAAACCTAATTCTCGTTGTTTTTGAAGACGGAATTCAGTTAATTGTTCTTGCCTTTGTAATTGAATAGATCTAGTCCTCATCTCTAAATAAGCTTTAGCAATACCTAATGCAACATTAGCAGTGATATTTTTCATTAAGTTTACCGCTTGTTCTTTTTTAGTGATTTTTAATTTCTCATAATCAACCCCTAAACTCTGAAGTTTAATATTATATTCTGCCCGAGTTTGGTCCACTATTTTTTCCGTCTCATCATATATTTTTTCAAGAAACTCTACATCCGTTAGTGACCAATCGTCATCAAAGAGAGCATCTAAATACTTATTTAAAGCTTTATTTGCGAATCTTTCCGCTTCTTGAAGAGCAATTAATTTTTCTTCTATTCCCCGCTCAATAAAACTTTCCTTACTCTCTAATTCTTGAAAGTCAAAGAAAGCTTGAGAAAATCCTCCTCCAAAAGAGTAATCTCCATCAGCCATTTTACCTTGAGATATATATAAGTCTTCAATAGATTTTTGTTGTTGTCTTGCAGTAGTTTTTTCAGATATTGTAATATTCTGTTCTTCTAAAGCTCTAGCAATTTCCCATTCACTTTCTGCTGTCCATAATGAAAGGTTATAACGTTCATTTAATAGCCTTTTTTCTTTAGTTAAACTATCAAGTTTTGCCTGCATTAATTTTTCATCCTTTTTAAATTGCTCTTTAACAAGTCTTTCTTCTTTTTTAATCATCTCCAATTTTCGTTGATAGTCTCGATTAATCTTTGTTGTTTCTCTTACTTTCTTTTTATCAATTTGATAGAGTTTAGTTGTTTTTTTATGTATTGAACTTAATGCTTTATCCATAGCACCTAATTGTTCTGTTTCTAGATCATAGGCACTTAATTTATCTCTTTCATATTCTTTTAATCCAGCAGCAACTTTAGCTGATTGACTTTCAATACGTAAGATGTTTAATTTTATCTTCTTTTCTTCTGAAAGCCAAGAAATTTTATCTTGTAAACGTCCTATCTCTTGTAATACCTCCTCTGAAGATTCTGCTACTAAATCGGTTAATTTTTCCTTATAAGCTATTTCTTCAGTTAAGGCAGCTTTCTTTAACTGATATTCGACTTCCATAGCAACTTGAGTTTTTAAATATTTTTCTTCCTCTAAAGAACTTAATGCTTTTGCAGATTGATACTCTTTAATATTTAATTCATTCAAATACTGAGACCTAGCTAATACTTGATTAAAAAAAGTAACTCTATTTTGTTGTTTCCTCTCTCTTTCAACTCCTAAACGATTAATCTCAGTTTCTATTTCTAACCTATCTAAAGAACTCCTTAATATAGAATCCATTACTTTTAATTCATTACGATAATCTTTTAGATGTTGACTTTGGGCATCAGTTATTACTTCTTCACGTCTTATAATTTCCTCTAAAACTTTCAATTTATTTTCAATAAGGCCTCGTTCTTTTTGGTAAGAATCAATAATATTATTACGTTTTTTAGATTGAGATAAATAAACAGATTCTAACTTAGCACCTATTAAGTCGTATATTTGTGCACCTATTTCTACTTGATCTTCCCATAAAGCCTTTGATTCTTTTGTAATTAGTAGTTGTCTTCCCCTCTCCTCAGATAATCCCTTTTCAAATATTAAGATTTCTTCTGCTAATTTCTTTTCTTCTGCTCGAGTATTTACTAAAGCTATTTGATGGTCTTTTTGAGTTTCAAGATCAAATTTCATCTCCTTTATTACTTTTTGAAGTTCTAAATCACTTTTTAATAATGAAGCATTTTCTTTTTCAAAAGCTTCAATTATTCTTAAACGTTCTTTATACTTATTATTAAGATAAATAACAGTATCACCTTGTTTTTCAGTTTGAAGATTTAAATTTCGTTGAAGTGCTAAAGATTGAGTACCATATTTAGAATCGAGGGCAACTAATGCTTCTTCTAATTTATAAGAATTAGCCAATTGTTTCTGTCGTTGATCCTCTATTCCTAAGTCAGTTTTCTGGAGGTCAGTTCTTAGTTTTAAAAATTTCAAATTATCCTTTAAAAGTCTAAGAGAAGCCGACATTAAATTTGTTTCTAATTCTAAAACTTTTTTATAGTCTTCAATCTGTTGTTCAGCCTCTTTAATACCAATACTCATATCCTCACCGGTTTCTTTTTGTTTAGCTTTCAAAACTGTTAAATCTTGTTCAGCTAATTTAAGAGCAATACGGGTATCTTCAACATTTTTCTTTAATTGAGTTATTTTATCATTAACCAATTGAGTTTCTTTAGCATAGGTCTTTTCTATCCCTGCAGTACCTTTTAATAAAGGTGAACCTACTTGACCTCTTACTTCACCTAAATAAACCTCACGTTGTTGTTTTAAAGTACTTAAATGTTTTTCATATTCTTTCTCAATTAAACTATTCTTTTTTTGTTCAATAAGTAAAAGAACTTCAGCATTCTTTTCTGAGAGTTCTTTTAAATGTAAATTAGTTTTCATAGTCCACCAACTTACATTTTCAGATAATTTATCATAAGCCTTTACAACATTTCTACGATATTCTAATAGTTTAAATAATTGATTACCTAGTGAAGATTTTTGAAGTAATTCAGTAGCTTTTCCATGAGTTTCAGTTAAACTTAATAATAATGCATTTCGTTTTTCTACTTCATTCCTTAAAGTAATAGACTGTTGTTTATAAAGGTTTTGTTCATTTTCAAAAGCTTTATTTTTTTGTTCTAACTCTTTTTCATATTTTTCTTTAGTTTTTTCATCCTTAATTGTAGGAATCATTTCTTCTAATTTTTTTGTTTCTGTAGATAGTTTTCCTAATTTTTTATAACTACGAGTTACTTTTGAAATACTCAATCCCCAATAGTCCGTATCTTTTGTTAATATTTTAATATCAGAAGAATAACCCTCTAATGCTTGACGTTGAACTAGAATAGTATTAGTTAATTGTTCTGTAGCTTCTGCCTGCATTTTAGTTATCCTAGCACCCCTCATAAATATTCTATCCCATACCCAGAATATCGCTTCAAAAATAGCAAAAGTAACTAAAAGGGGAGTTATTGCTGCTGCTAATTTATAAAGTGAAAGTCTTAAAGCTACTACTCCGAAACGGGCAACTATTAAACTCTTACTCCAAAAAGTTGTTGCTTTCCTAGCTGCTATAACAGTTTTAGAATAGATTCGGTAAGTTTTATTTAAGAATTTCATCCTTATATTTAAGAAGAAGGAAGCTTTTCCATTCTTTGATTTTGCAGCAGATTCTCGGGCTGTAGCTCTTGCTGCTTTAGTCATTAATACTATTGAAGTTCTTAATATTAATTGATTTTTTCCAAGAGCGGAACCCCAAAGGGAAGAAAGAGAAATTGCTTTTTTAGTTGATTGATTCATAACTACTAATCTTCTTCCAACTCCTTCAGTAGCTAAACCAAAAGTTACTGTACTTTTTGTTAATTTCTGCATCCTTATTTGAAGAATTGCAAGTTTTTTAGTTACTCTCCAAGCAAAAAGTAAGGGTATAAAAACTTTTCCTAATATCGCTGTTAAAGGTAAAGCAATTTTAATTATTGATCCAAAAACCGTAGCTAAAGATTTAAATAATAATATTATTTGTCGTCCCCACTCATTTAAATTATCTTTAATTAATTCTTTGTTTAATTTAATCCATTGGGTCATTTTTTGGATAATTCCTCTATCTATCAAGATTACAAATTCTTTAATAATAGGATTAAATATTTCTCCAAACTCAATACGAGATTTTTTTGTTGAAGCGGTCATTCTAGCAATAGCACCGTTTACCGTCATTATAGATTTTAAAGCATCTCCACTAAATACAGCACCCTCTCTTATAATTCCTTCATAAGAAGCTTGAACTTTTTGAGCATCGGTTAATTTACCAGCAGTAGTACCAACTGAAGCAGCGTACTCTTTATACATAATTGATAAATTCTTAGTAATACCAGCATTATCAACCATTATAGAGTTCATATTCTTAACACCTTGTGTAGCTCCAACAATCGCTTCACCCATACTTAATGTACCTTGACGATTAAATGCAGCTGAATTCTTAAATACCTTCATTAATTGAATTGCTTTAGGAAGAGCCAATCCTGCAGCTAATAAGTTTTTTAATCCTGCTGCAGCTTCAGTAACAGTTATCAATCCATCTTTTGATAAACTTATAGCGGCATCTCGAGCCTGATTCATCCCAGCTCCTGTATTTAATGCAACACTACTTAACCCTGTTAATGCAGCCTCAGTTTTTCGAGTTTCTTCAAATACATTTTTTAAAGCTCCAACTAAAGCACGAGTAGCAAATACAACAACCAAGATCTGGTTACGTATTGATCCTAATAATCTTCGGAAAGAATGTTCTGCAGTCTTAATTCGCATACTAACAAATTCATCACCCGTTTCTCGAGCTCTCTTCCTTAATCTATTTAGATCATCAGCTCCTCGACGAGAGGTATTATTAAATTTTTCTTGTTGTCTTTCAGCATCAGCAAAAGATTTTCCCACCCCACGAAAATCTTGTTCTATTTCTTGAGTAGTTTTTGAAGTCCATTTTAATGTTTTATTAAATTGATGAAATTCTTTATCCATTTTATTAGCTTCAGCTCCCGTCTTTTTCATCTCCTTATTTAATTTAGATATTGCATGGTCAAGGCCTCGGAGTTTTTGTTTAAGGGGATCTATATTCTCCTTAGCAGCTTTTCTTCCTTCAGGTTTACGTCTCCTATCTCCCGCACGTTGGTAATTAACAGCCAACTCTCTCTCTATTACTTTACGCCTCTTCTTCATTTTATTTAATTTACCCTCTGCAATAAATTGGCTATTTATCGCATTAGTATATCGCATCATAAGACGTATATTAGTAGTTAAAGTTTTTTGTTCAAAAGCACTCAAATTTTTTCTGTTTTTAGTTTGTGCTTCTAATTTTTTCCAAATCTTCTCTACACCCTTCATACGGTTAATGTATTTAGTTACTTTTCCCCCTCCCTCAACCTGAGTATTAATAACCATTTCTAATTGTTTTCTGGATCTTCCACCTAACGCCATATCAACCTCCTAAAAGGGCATATCTATTTCATCATATTTTCTACTGTCTAAAATACTATTAATTTCTTTAGTTTTCATATCTAAGATTCGACTCATAATATGAAAAGAAATCTCATCAAAAACTATATCAGGATAATTTTTTCCTTCTACGGGGACATCAAGATAATCATCTGAATCCAAATCAATTTTATAATAATCCGAAGCTTTTACTCCTTCTTCATTCATTATATCTTCAAGTCCGATGACCGGAACCCCCGTTCTCTCCTCAATTTCTTTAACCGGTACTTCCCAAATGTGGTCCTCTAAAATACTTTGAGCATAAGGAGCAGAAAAAGCAATCCTCATAACTGCAACTTCTTTAGATTTAACCCCTTTACCCGGATGAGAACCCCTGTTACTACTAATTCTTCTTAAACTATCTTTTAATCGTCCAGTACTAGTTAAAGGGGGACTGTTAGGATCCGTACCTATTGCTTCTCGATATTTCCTAGCCCAATAACCAATGGGTTCAAAATATTCTGCACCGTCATTAAAAACCTCATCAACAGCATTTTGAATAATATTATCTTTCCAAAGTTTATCATAGATTAATGTCATATTACCGATACGTTTAAATAATCTATCAAAATCATCTTGTAAGATTTCATTTAATTGACTAGTATTAACATTACGGTGTCTACCATCCCAATCTTTAACTGCTATTCTTATGGCTGGACGAAATCCCATTATTTTCTCCCAGGTATTTGAGGTGCTCGAATTGGTACTGCTCCACGATGAGTTGTTTGTGGACCCCCTGGAGACCCCTTACCTTGAGATTTTCTTTCAGATTCCATCTTATCATATCTGATACGTTCATATTGATTACGTTCAGAAGCAATGATATCAAAAGCATCGATAAGACAATTAGGTTGATCTAAGAGACCTCCAGCATAAGGAAGAGTATGGTATTGACGTGCAGCAGCCTCGAGTGTCAACAAGCGTTGATACTCAAAGTCTACTGATCCTATCGGGCAATACTCAGGAGTGGAAAAATAAGTTCTCACCAATTCATAAGGTGGAACATCAGGTTTTTCCATCTCCAAAGATAATAATACTTCCATGAAATCCTCCTCATCTAAAACTTCTTCTGTCGATCCTACAGGATATGGAGAAGTATCATCGAATATAGGTACCTTGAAGGTATAGGACTCTTTACCGGGCCATCTGTCTCGGTAACAAGCCCTACCTTCATATAGTTTATTTGCTATACAGAATTCACATTCATAATAGTTCATTCGCTCCCTTTTTTCGCTTTTCCAGAGGGCAAAGTAGGTGAGGAGCTGGAGCTTTTTTTTTCGCCTGCTTTTAATATTGAAACATTATTAGCAGCTTCAAAAATTTCCAGTAACAAATCAGCTGAAATGTCTTGACAAACCATCTTCAACATCTCTTGATCTGTGATTTCACCTATTAATCCTTTGGAAGCGAGATCTGGGAATTTATCAGAAAAATACATATTTTCCCATTTAATGACAACATCTAGAAATTCAGAGATATCTGCATTATCTAGTTTGTTTACATTTAGTTCGCGGTACCCTTTTCGACCTTCTCGACCTGCAGAAGCATATCTCTGCATTGTCACATTAGCCTGGTGACCCGTTTTTGGACGAATCCAAATAATGGTCGGGTTTTCTGTTTCTGACCTTTCCTCTTCTGGTATAAAAGGAACAGGTTCTCTTGATACTCCACGTATCGCCATGATTAATCTCCTTTATTTAACTATTGTTTTAAGATACCCCCTCCATCGGGGTGTTCTTTATTTTTACTAGGGAGTAACTATTACTCCCTAGTAAATCTGTCAATCTAAGCTCTTGACAATGTTGCACTATCATATTGAGTTATGATTGTAATAGGTGGTGTACTACCATCGGAAGAAGCAACTCCTGTTAAAGTAGCTTCAACAACTAATTCATTATCACCACCAATTGTATAATCAGTAATGAAACAATTTAATTTTACATAAACATAACCCGTAGCATCAGTATCTCCCCAAGATAAAATTACTTCTTTATCTTGGCCATTCATGAAATCAGTAATAGAACTATCAGTTCCATAATTCGAATCACTCCATGGGAATGATATTGAACCATTAACTTCAATTGGACCTAATGCAACATTACTAGCTTGTGTGTCATTATAAAATGACCAAGTCGGAGTTTCAGAAACTGTAATACTAAAGCTCGGTACTTGAATAGCAGCACCTTCTCCTCCAGCATCAGCAATAGTAGCTGTCATATTCTGGAATTTTAATGGTGCTAGAGTATCAAAACCAGCATCAACTTCTATGGTTTGATGAGCACTATAATCACCTTGAATAAAGTTTGCACCTTGCATACCTACTTCAAGAGTAATTAATCCGCCTTTTTCTCCACTAAGTGTGAAAGTATTACAAACTCCACCCTCAACTAATTCATCAATAGGATCTGAATCTACAGTTTCTTGTAGCCAACGCATAAAATATGCATAATAACTTGGATCAGCACTAGTATAAGGTACTGAAGTAAATTTATATGAACTATCAGCATCACCTGCAGCCTGGGTACAACCTCCTTGGAAAAAGAGTGATTGTACTAATGAAAGAGTATGAGCGTTTGCCTGTACTCCGAATGTATACTCAACTGGCTCACCTTGGTAAGTCTGAGTATATTCTTGGAAAGTCCTATATGCCTTTCCTGTTGTTTGATTATATTCAAAATATCCACTTGAAGGCTTAAAAAATGCTGATTCAGTTAAAGGTAATAAAGTTTTAGTACTAGTAACTCCTTCACCTGTACTGAATGTCCCACTTGTTAAAGAACCCTCAACAGATATACCGAATAAATCTTGCCATAATGTTCTTGTACTCATGGTTATTCTCCTTTATCTATTTAGGTTTTTTTATCTTCTTTAACATCATCTGAGGTCCCAAGAGTAACTTCCTCTTTAACTTCTTCAACAGTTTCCTTTTTAGATGTTATCTCATCTTTCAGAGAAGAACGCCAAGACTTTTTCTTAGGTTCTTCTTTGACTTCTTCTACATTAGCGATATACTTAAGTACATCCGCGGGTAGAGTTAGTATGTGCCCATTATTAAGTTTTTCAAGGATATTTGATTTAAACCATTTTTGGTCAAATAAACCTGGTTTCCTCATAGCACAAATTTTTGGATCTGATTTCTTTATTTTTATCATAACAACCTCCACTCTAATTTAATATAATTTCCCCCTGAAACTATAGGACTGATTGAAAAGTTTCTCCTAAAATTTCAATAGTTGTTGCAAAAAGGAAAATATTTCCTGCTGCAACTTGACCGTAGTCAACATGAACAACTTCCATATTTTGAAGTTTCCCATTAAAATGAGCATTCTTCCATAAGACTGCTTTTACTTTTTCAACCAATTCCATATTTTGAACTAAACTATCTAACTTTTTAGCTCGTTTAGTAATAAGATCAATAGAATAAGTACGAGCAGCTAAATTATAATTTCCTTTATGGTCTTCGCCTTCTGCATCAGCAGTTACAAAGAGACAAGGAAATTTAGACTCATTACCTAAACTACCTTCCTTAATTATTTTTACCCCTGTGAGGTCTGAAGGTTTGGCTGCTTTTAATAAAGTAACCATATCACTTAAAACCTCTTTGGGTTGAGTATAAGTCATACTATTAGGTGAATCCCAAGCTGTATGTTCATAAGTATCCTTATAAAAAATAGCATCCTTACTTATAATTCGAAATTCAATACTTCCCTTTTGAAGGAAACCATTTTTATAAGGTTTTCCATTATCCATATTTTCTCGAACTATTTCTAATCCAATAGCATCACCACCAATATTCCAAATATCTTGATCTTGCTGATAATGAAGTAAATTCTTAACTGTTTCCATAATACCCATAGCCTGATTATAAGCAGACTTAGGTTTAATATTATGTGAGTAAATATCAATAGAGAATTCTCGAACAGTTTCAATTTTTGAATGTCCTTGAGAATCTGCTGACTCTACTCCTTGAAATCTCTCCCTTAACGGTATTAATGCAATTATAGGAAAAGCTCCAACATTATCAGTAATCCCTTTGAAGATCTTTTTAACACTACGTAATGAACCTGAAGGAGTTTTCTCCTCTTTTAATTTAGCAACTACGTAATCAAGAGCTTCATTAGTTGTCATTCATATCCCTCTGTAATACCTTTCCAGTATTCAAATCAATTTGGTAAGAATCTAGTTTATCCATTTCTAAACTATGTTCCTCACCTACTTTTTCCATAAAACTTTTCTTTTGATGTTCTAGCATCTGAAATTCTTGTAGTAAATTTAGTTTATCAGCCTCTAATACACCTATCCTACGAAATATTTCATGTGTATGTCCCGACATATTTCTTATCTCTTTTAATTGCTCTTCTGAGATACATACTTCCTGATCTACTTCTGCTTCTTTAGTAGAAGTCATTTCTTCTTTACTCATTATTTCTCCTTTTGCTAAGCTTTCAATAGCTTATTGTTGTTATACAAGTGAGCGACGATTCCATTCGTCATCCCGGTAGTTTGTAAGATCTTCTCCCTCATCACTGACTTCATAATCAACTTGAACTGGGTCTAAATCAATTTCTGAAATACCTTTGTCAGGAAGAAATATCTTTTGTATTCTTAGATCTTTTAATAGATCCTCTGCTTGTTTTTTATACTCATCCGCTGTATCTAATGAATTAGGGATGTTTTCTGTATAAATTGAATTTAATATAAGATAAGAAGCTAACATTGAACTAATCTGAGTCAATATTGAATTTACATTATATGTTCTTATCTCGAAACGATCACCTGTTGCTGGAGTCCCACTCCATAAGCCACTAAGTAATATAAGTTTAGAATTTGAAGAAGTAAATGTAGAACTTGTATCTCCACTTCCTTGACTCCCCCAAATACTACTAATACAATCAAAATTTGTGCTATCTGTAAAACGAAATCTCCAAACTTGAGTTTCGCATGTTGTTGTTAATTTCAATCCTGTTCCAGCTGTGTCTGTATAAGCAAGATCTCCACTACCTGAATTATTATAATTTGCTTCCGGTATAGTGTAAAAAGGGATAATGGTTAAATCATTTCCATAAACTTCTTTTAATACAGCCTTAATTCTACCATCCGCTTTTAATATAAAATTACGCATCCTATTTGGATTCACTAAAGGATAAACAGAATTTACTGCAATAGAATCTGCAGTATCTTCATCACTTTCATATAATTGAGGTATTAAGTCAATAATATCCCGATACGTACTAAATAATTCAACCATTACAATTCCCTACTTTACCGGTTTATTAGTATCTATATAAAATTCGATAGTTTTAGGTCCAAACTTTCTAAATTTAGTAGGTCTAGATTTTTTCGGTGCCACCTTCTTAGGTGACGTAGTTTTTTTTATTGTTTTTCCAGCCATGATTCCTCCAGAGTAAAATAAAGGGGAGGAGAACCTCCCCTTTATTAGATTAGATTAACTAAACCTTACCGATAACATAACGATAATCAGTCATACCAGCTCCACCATGATAATTAAATCGATAGCGAGCAACAATCTGATTCGTAAATGCTAATTCAGCGTTAGTACCTTGAGAAGCAGTTGCAGGTGCAAATACTTCTACCCAATTTAACTGTTGATCTGGACGGCCGAAAAACCATTCATTTGCAGCTACAAATGGGTTCTGAATCACTGAAATAGGGCTCATAGACCCAAGAGGTGATCCAGTAGGTGTATTAACAGTGTCTCCTGTATTCCATGAAGGTGTATTGAAAGCATTCCATACATCAACATAAATATCAGGTGGAACAACTAAGAAATAAGGACCACCAACAGTGATCTTATTTCCAGCTTCATCAACCATTTTCTGCAATTGTAACCAAGCAGATTTAACAGCTGTAATAGCTGTAGCAGCAGAATTAATTGCAATAGTTGATTTATTATCATTCGTACCAGCAGAATCAATAGTGCTTGAGTGATCATCACTATAGAAAGTAGCTTGAGCAAGTGCTGTTCCTTTATAAACAGCTGCTTTTGAAGTTGCTTCGTTAAAAGCAGTTCTTAAATCCACTCCTAATGTTTGAATAACCATTTTAGCTTTATGTTGACCAGCTGCTTCACCGATGTTCTTAGCTTTATTCATTACACTGCCTGTGCGATCCTCAAAGATTGTCTCACGAGTAAGACTAATCATACGACCAAAGTCAGCCATTTTGATAGACCAATCTTTCTCACCGAAAGATGTTTCTTCATAAGCTAAACCTTCAGGTCTCAACTGAGGTTCATAATCACCATTAGTAAAACCAACAATATTTTCCTCATCAGTGCGTGTTGCTTCAATAGTAGAATAAAGTTTTGCAACTTCACCCTCTGTTAAATTATACGCATCGATAATTTTCTTATTGATCAGTTTTGTTGAAATAGTTGGGAATGCAGATTTATTAATACCCTCTGCAACCCTTACAGCATCATCTTTATCAATTCCTTGACTTTCTAAATCAACTGTACCTTCGAACAAAGCCTTAAGAGAAACTTGATCAGGGTTGATTTTACCTTCTTGTAAAAGGTCATCAACTCGATCACCGGCTAAACGATTCGCTTTAAATGTATCGTTACCAGATTCTTGGAGGCAAGATTCGACTAGACTTTTAAATTGATCTTTCTGTAACATTATTCTTTCCTCCTATATTAAGCGTTAAGCTCGAATAATTTGTTTAATGCAAGTACATCGACCAATACTTTTGTTGAAGTAACTGTACCTACTGCGTTACTCCAGGCCCAAACAATAGTATTAGCATCGTCATCGTCCTCTAGAGTACCGTCCGTTTTATATTTTAGCCCCGCACCGTGTATATAAGTTGCAGAGGTCATAGGAACTTCAGCAATACATTTCGTATATACTAATAATTCTTGTGGACCATCAGCATCTTTTGAGAGGGTTCCACAAACCCCAGCAAAAACACTGTCTTCTGTAACTCCAGTCATTTTAGAAACTGCACCTGCTGTGTCCATTATTAAGAAGTCACCGACTTCAATAGCGTCTCCAGCAGTTCCCTTATCTAAAACAACACGGTCGAAGGCTCCATCTCCATAATGAAGGATATTTGTTGCTTTTAAATCAGCCATAATTCACCCTCTCCTTATCTGTTGTATTTCATACTATTAGCGAAAGCTTCTGGATCCCATTTAGGTATTTCTTCTTCCTCTTCTTCAGAGTTTTCTTCTTCACCTTCTTCAAGATCTTCTTCCTGTCGCTCACCATTATTATCTATTCGTCCAGATATTGATTCAACCAAGGCTTCTCGGTCTTTAATATGCTGACGAATCTCTTCTTCGTCTTCTAAAACTAAGAGTGATTTTTCAAAGACTTCAGAAATTTGAGATTCACTTAATGAACTTTCTTTCAAAAGCTCAGCAACTTTATCTCTTTTTTCTCTTTCAGCTTCAACTAGTTGAAATTCATCAACTTTAGCTTCTAAGTCTTTAACTTTATTCTCAGCTTCAGACAACTGTGATTTAAGGTCACTAACCTGATTTTCCATTTCTTCCACTTTACCTTCAGCTTCGAACTCTTCTTTTAATTCTGTTTTGAGAGATTCAATAACTTCAGGATAATCACGGATAATGGATTCTCTTGTTACTTTGACTTCTTTATCCATTTCAGTCGTCTCCTTCTGTTTTTCGTTTTCAAGAACGGAGCGTAAACCGCTCACCGTTGATGCAAGATCTTCAATCGTCGCCTGAAATCCCTCAGAGGCGGCGATTCTTTCAACCTTACCACCAGCTGCAGGGAGAGTAACAAAGTCTACTGAATTCAACTTTACTATCTCCTTGACGATCTTGCCCTCTTGCCCATTTACCTCACCATCTTCTAAAATACCGCGAGCGTCAATGGACAATCCTATTTCCTCAGGGAACTTCTTAGCTAATTCATATAACCAAGAAGTTTCAGGGTTATCAGTCATTTCAATAATAGCTTTTGCTTTACCGTCTTCTTTAAAACCTTTGACGGCAGTAGCAGCCCATTCTTTAAGACTTCTACCCCCAAATAAGAAATGTGAATGATCTAAATATAATTTCCTAGAACTCATAACCTGATCAGCAACACTTTCTGCTACTTCATTCGAATAATAAGTCCCATTTTTAGACCAACCTGAAGAGATTAAAGTAACCTCTAAACGTTTACCTTTATCATCCTCATTACCTTCTAAAACCTTAACTCCAGCTTCCCCAAGGTGAATTTCTTGTTCAATTAAATTTTTATCTTTTTCCATATTTTCTCCTCATAACGAAAAAGCTCGTTTGTCTATCATTAGACTACGAGCTTAATTGATTATTAATGCATTCGTTAGATAATCTTCTATCGTAACTTAATAGACTCTCTTGGAACATCGCAAGGACTATTCTAAATTTTCTCCATAAATCTCTAAAAGTTTATGCGTACGTTCTTTTTCTTTTACGTCATTACAAGATGTTCCAAGAATCTTAAGTTCTAATGTACCATAATAATTTCCCTGATTAAACTGGTCCAAGATGAATTCTAAATCCATCCAAAGTGGAGTACCTTTACCATATTTATTAACTTCTAATGATTTTAATATTTTTTCATTTAATCTTTTTAAAATTAATTCTTTTTCTTTTTGACTATACTCTATCATTTAGTCCTCCACCAAAATATATTCAACTTCAATACTACTTTCAAATTCAGGTATTGAAGTTGAATCACTTACCCAATAATCCATTATTTTCTCCTCTTCTTTTTCCTATGGTCCCCACCCTTTTCTGGATGAGCTTTATTATGTTCCCCCCTAGACATCAATTTATAATTAGACCTCTTATTGTTCTTTTTATTATGGTCTTTGTGGTGAACTACTTTACCATCATTCTTTTTAGCATTAGCAACGGCTCGACGATATGATTTCGATGTACCGCCCTTCCATCTACCATTAGATTTTCCTAATCGCGCCTTGGGTGACGTAACTTTTTTACCGTTACGCGTCTTACCATTAATATCATTTTTCCTTGTAGTAGGGCTTTTTTTCTTATTTACCCTTTTACGAGATTTAGGAAATTTACTCGAATTTACTCCCATTATCTTACCTCCTAAAAATATAAACTAGATAAACTTATTAATATGCCTTTAGTCATTTCTCTTATTTGAGGATCAGAAGAAAATAAATTTAGAGAAATTGGTTCTTCACTATCAGATAGTTTAATCAATATCACTCCCCATTCAACTTCTTCACCTATTTGTTCTTTAAGAGAATCTTCCAAAAACGAATTAATTGGATCATACTTCATCTATTCCTCCTCTTCTGGTTCCGGGGGTGTTTCTTCAGGTTCTTCCTCAGGTTCCTCAAAACTCATTTTCATTAATTCTTCTTGCCAATTATAACCTGCTTTAGAAGCCAATGTTGCTAAACTAGCAATACCCATACGTTGATGAGCCTCTAAAACACTAGCTTGAGTTTGAGGATCTTCCTTAACCATATCAGGGAATTCAATACTAATAGGTATATCTTCAGTTGGAATTTCAATCTCTTCTGAAGATTTATCCATTAGTTCTTTTCCCTCTTTAACCACCTTTTCAATAGGTATACCTGAAACAATTTGCTTATTGATATATTGAAATACATCTACTAAACCTTCTTTTAAGAAGCGTTTAACTTTAGTTGTTTTAGGTAATATTCCCGCATCTACTTTAGCTTTAATTGCAACACGATAAATCTGTTCTAATGTTTCTGACCAATGAGTTTGGAAACCAATAATCATTTGAGAAAATGGAGTATCAGCTTTTCTAATACTTGCATATACTTCTTGATCAGAGCGTTGGTTTAATATATGAATAGGTAAACCAACCCCAGAACCAATAGCATATAATATTGCTAAGCCATCTTCTTTTGCATCATTAGCATCTAAACGAGCATTCTCAATACGGTATTTAACATTATCATTCTCAACTAACATCGTTCCACCTCTTGGTGAACGTCTTTGTCGAGTTAAACCTTCAGCTGTTCTTCCAATAATACTCTTAATCCAAACAACTTTAGAACGTTCATGGTTCAATCTGATCCTATCAAGTAACCAATCTTCATAATACTTTAAGTATTTCAAAACGGGAGCCATAGGGACTCTTCCTCGTATTTCATCATCCGTACCAAACTTCGAGAAGAGAACTAAAAGGTCATTTCTTAATTTACTATGAAATTTACTTCGATTCCCTCTATCTTCGGGTTCTTCTTCTATTCTCTTAAAATATTCATAATTAGCTAACCATCTATCTTGTTCAATATTTTGAGAAGTACCTTCGGGCACAGTCTTAAATTGTTGATGATAAGTTAAATGAGTTTCAATATCTCCAGGATTTACTTCTACATCTACAATTTCTGTAGGTCGTAAACGCCTAACTTTTACATCACCCTTAACTTTATTAATATATAAAGCAATAAAACTTTCACCTTCAATATAACCCATCTTAACAAATTGATGTTCCCTATGGGTCATCTTATTACTTTTTCTGAAATCTTTTACTACTTCCAAAACTTCATCATTATCAATTAACAGTTTAACTCCTTTACCTATTGTGAAATGAGTTAAATTACTAATAATACTATTTGCAATAGGATCTGAATAATACCTAATAGCAGCAGCATCCTGAAAAGAAAATAGAGTGTCTTCGTCAATATGACGATTAGCTTTCAATAAGGAAGTTCTTGAAGTCCAACCTCCAGTGAAATGCTCCATTACTTTATCTAAAAAATTACGTTTCTTTTTACTCTTACCATTCTCTAAAGAACGGAAAGTTTCACTCTCATATAAATAAGAATAGTCTTCTGCGAACGGAATTAGAGTCTCAGGAACCTCTTCTCGAGGTTGCTCATGCCAACTCCTTTCCTCAGCTCGAACACTATTTAGTTTAGTTTCTAATTCATTTTTCTTGAAAAGGACTAAACCAAACCTTTTCTCAAGAAAATCTCTTATTTTACCACTCATCTTGTACTCCTCCTTGTGTTAGTGGATCACCTTCGTTTTTATGATCTTCATAAAAACTGTCATCCGTATCATCATAATTTAAGTCATTTTCCTCAATACCCGTATAATAATTATCTTCAATTTCAGAATATTCTTTATCATCCTCACGATCATCATATTTATATTCATTATTAATTAAGTTAAAAATTGATCCCGCTATACTTTGTAAAAGGTCAATAGAACCCATAGGTGGATGATCAACCTTAATTTTCTTTTCATTATATTCTGCTGATAGTGCTTCTTTCTTCCAATAAGGGTGATAAGGTATAATTAAGCGTTCTTCATATAATGCATCCTTTAATGCTTGCATAGCAGCAATTTTTCTACCTTCAGTTGATTCTCTACGAATTCTATCCTCATGATTACGGTCAATAATCAATCGATGCGTGGTTCTATCGATTGATAGTCTCCCCACTGTGTACCCTTCTCGTTTCAGAAGTTGTATACTATCCGTGGATTGAAATTGATCATAAGTGACTAAAGCAATAAAAAAACCTCTTTTTGATAATTCAAAAATTAAATCCCGAATTTCACTTAATAGAATTTCTTCACCTTTTTTAACTTTTATCCTACCTAGAAAATCAAATTTAATAATAGGTTCGTAAATCGTAATATCTTGGTAAGTATTATCGGGTTGACGTTGAACAGATTTTCTTGCAACAAATTCAGGACAATGGCACATAGAAATCCCGACTGCATCATGACGTATTCCTAAATCAATATGCATAAATCGCCTATAAGTATCACCATCTTGACGTTGAAAATCTCTATCAAATTCCAGATGTTCCTCATCAAAAGGATTAATATATTTTTTGTTAACCACTTGGTCAATTAAATCTCTCCTCTTAAAGAAAGGTCTGAGAGCTTCTAGTGGAATTGCAGCAATATCCCTAATGAAATTCTCCGGATCTCGAAGAAAGTTCTCTTTTAATTCCATAGGTACTTTAATAATTGACATTATTTTGTTGCCCTCCTAAACCAACCATACCAATATTTATACATATCAGGATTACTAATACAAATCTTAGCAAACCTTAATACACGAAAAGCCTTAATTCGATCCACCTCTAAACTTTTCACTGCCCTTAAAGTTTCAGGCCCTAACAAACCGTCCACTTTAATTTGATGAGAGTTTTTATTATTTGCCGCTTCTTGAACTACTTTAACCCCCCCTCTTGAACCAAAATTTACGGTCATATCAAAAATAATTTCTTGAAGTCCTCTAGGGTATAAATCAATTTCATGAGCACTCCAATAATCTTCATAATAAATTTCAACAGCTTTTTCCTTTGTAAGATTTTTAATATCTAAATCAGGATATTGCCTCCTACAAATTCCAAAATTCGTTTCTCCTCCTGGATCATCAGGATCATTAGAATAACCTCCTTCATTTTCTAGAAGATGATTAACTGCTTTTTTAAACGCATTAGGATATTTCATATTCTTCTCCTTATCGAATACCATACTTATAAGAAATTTGATATAAGTAAAAAACGTCATTTAATGCCCTATGAAAATTCCCTTTCTTTCCTACTACATCTTCTAATTTATAAGAAGATAAATTAGGTTCCAAATATTTTAACTCTTTTAAATAATCAATAAATCGATCCTTACTAAAAATTCGAGATGAAACCTTACTTAAAAAACGTTGTTCAAAAGGTGCATTATAACTTATAATTTTACAATTACCAATAAACCTCAATAATCGAGGCCTAATCCTTTCAATCGTTGGAAAACCTTCTACCATTACTTGAGAAATACCCGTTAAATCCTGTATAAGTTTAGGTATTTTTCTCCTTCGAGGACAAACTAAAGTTTGAAAAACATCTTCAATATAAGTTCCCCGAGTTTTTATTGCCGCTATTTCAATAATCTCATCTTTTTTGGGATCAAACCCCGTAGTCTCAATATCTAAGAAAATTCTAGCCATCTACATTTTCTTTTAATATTTTCATTGTCTTCGTATCCACAACAAAATATTTATTACTTGGAAAGAATTTTTTTCCTTTTGCTTCCCAAAGACTTCTTGCTCGCCAAAACATACCTAAGTTTTCAACCCCTTCAGCTTTTGCTCTTCTAATCCTTCTTTCCAAAAAAGATTCGGGATAACGAGGAGAAGAAATCATTGTTAGTAAACCGGGTATTTTTCCACCTTTCATAAATCGTGAAGTCATACGATTCATTACTGCATTATACATTTCTTCAGCCGCATCATATACTTCTTCAATAGCTTTCTTAGAATCATCTATAACTTCTAAGAAATTAGCCTCATCAATAGTTGCGGCATAAACATTATAACCTAAAATAGAAAGAGCAGATGAAGTTCCGGCATAAACACAAGTATTATTCCTTGAAATCCTAATCTCATTAGAAAACTTTGGATTTACCGGAAAATAATCTTTATTAAATTGAGATTGAAACCTTAACCAAACATCACCAAAAGTAATACGTTTTGCTTGAGTTTGAGACCTACTCATGACCATTAAAGCAATAATTGAATTCGGAGCTAAATTGTAAAAGGTTTGAGGGTGTTCATGCATTGAGAGTTCATACCATAAAAGCCAAGTTATAACTGATGCCTTAAAGGTTTTTCCAGAATTCTTAGAAGCGAACCCATTGGCGAGAAAATTTCCCGTCTCGGGAATTGTAAAATCATAACAAACACTTTCTGAGTCTTCAATAATTTCAATAGGTAACCAAACCAAGTTTTCCGAATAATCTACAATTTCTTGAAGAGAATTTAATGCTTCCTTATTCTTAGTACTTTGATAATGTTCTAAAAATAGTTTACTTCGATCATAACTAAAATTTTGATTACCACTTAAATAGGTCTTAAATAATTTATATCTTGGATAATTAACTTTATCAGCTTCTTTTACAATTTCTTTAGTAATTGGAAGTATATTAGGTAGAATTCTATAATTAGTATTATGTTTTATGTTCTTACTTAAATAAAAATTTAAAGCTTCATTTTTTCTTTTTAAATTGAATCCAACTTCTTTCCCAAAAATATGTAGAAGTTCCCCACTAACTTGGAGACGCCAACAAGTAGTTTTACCTCCTTGATAAGAACAATTTTTTAAAGCAATTCTACTAATAACACCAAATAAAAGTAATAGATCTTGAATACCCTTTAGTAAATCTTTATTTTTAGCAGAAATTGAAAATTTATTTTTACTAAATGACCCATCAGCATCGAAATATCCTTGTAAAAAAGCTTTAACTACTTCTTTTGGACTTTTAAAGATTATTTCAGGTACTACTTTTTGAGGAGTTAAATGTATTAAATCATACTTTCTCAAAAATTCTCGTAATTTCTCTCCTCGTGCTCGTAAGGTAAAGTTCCCATCTTTTTTCTCTTTAATAAAATAAGTATCACCAAATTCCTTCTTTAGAATTATTTCTAATTTATCAAAAATCTCTAAATCTTTAGGTTGTGTAGTAGCTACAAACCCATATTTATTAATATGGCCATCACCTAAAATATACCCAATCAAATATCCTAAATCAGAAGTTAATTCGGTATTCTTCCCAAAAGGTTTTTCTGAAATATCTATAGCGACATAATCACCTATATTAAGATCTTTCATTTGTTTACTTTTTATCTCACCCTTTTCTAACACCTCTAATGGATGATCTAAAGTACCTTCAATTTCATAACCAAATCTTGTTTGAACCTTTTTAGTTTTTTCTAATCCCGTCTTCTTAAAATGAGAGGTTTTTTTAAATCCTGTAGGAGTTAAAATAGATATTTCTTCTCTCCAAGCATGCTCTCCGACCCTATTTGTTTTACAAACATCTTGAATTTTCTTAGGTCCTTCAAAAGTATATACCCAAGTATTACCTGTTACACACCCGATCGCTTCTAAGAATATTGCAAGATTTAAATCTCTTTTTTTACGTTCCTCAAAAAGGTTAATAATATCTTCAGCAACACCTTCAAAAATAGAATTCTTAAGACCTAAAAAGTAGTCATCCATTAGGAGAGTTTCAACAGAGACACTTCTAAATTCTTCTACACGATGTTTATTCCATTCAAATAATGTACCCGGACCTTCTTGTTTAAACTCATCAATCCATTCATGAGCTTCTGAATAGATTGATCCTTGAATTGCTTTACTCATCTTATTTTACTATAGAGGGAGTTAAAAGAACTGCAGTTTTTATCAATTCTTCTCTCAACCTAGCCTCAGTATCTATTACTTCACTCTTTGTCCAATCTACTGCAACGATACCATAATATCGACCGTGTTTCATGATAGGGTATGCAGCCCAATAATGAGTACCATGTAATTTTGCAAATAAACGTTCTGTATAGTAAATTGGTACTTCATTAAAATTGATAGTCATAAAATGTTCCTCTAACATACCTTCTAAGATATTAGGGAACAAAGCAACGGGTAAATTTTGTTTAGATTGTATAATAGGAGCAGCATTTCTAACCGATTCTACAATAGCACTCATTTTAATATAAGGATCACCATTATAATATTGAGGGCCATTATGGAAAAGATAAACATAAGCTCGATTACCCCTAATCTCTTTCAAAAGATCATCTAATATTATAGTCAAATTATCTCTATCTTTTACAATCTTTTTAAACCTCTTAGGTGTTACTCCATCATATTTCCTACGTTTAAATAAGTTCCATAACCCCCGAATAAGTTTACAAAGTGTCTCCACACTTAAAGTCAATCCTAATCGAATCCACGTATTTATTACTAATCCTCCACCAAACATTATTTACTCTCCTTTTTTGTTGTTAGTTCCAACTGTTCCACTACTTCTTCATATTCAGCGTTGACAGAGAAATCATTTCCCTTAACTCTACCTTCAGTATTAAAAGGTATAACAACTTTATCTAAGATATCAGTCATTATACGCTTCGCAACATTTTGACTTGCATTTGAAATTATTAAAGAGAAAATTTGATTAACAAATTCTTTTACTGTCTTTGTATCAAGTTTAACTTCTTTATCTAATTTCTTTTTCAATTCTTTAGCTTTAAAGATTTTTTCACTAACCTTTAAAACTAAATCTATATCTAAATTTGTAAGTGGATCTCGTGACAATATAAAAGACTGTAAAGCATATAGAATTTTGATATCATCATCCACTTTCACTAAATGATCTTCTTGTATATTTTCAGCATTCTCTAAATACTCACCTAATACGGCTGGAAGACCTGCCCCTTTATTTAAAATATACCAAAGAGAAGTATTAGTCGATTTTGTAATTTCAGTATCATGAAATTTACAAGGCCCCATACCTTTATGTGTAGTCCCTGAACCAGCAGGTCTCATACAATACCAACCTTGTGGAGCACCCCTTCTTTGTGCTCCACAAATCCTCCTATTACGTTCTCCATTTTCCTTTAAAGAATAAGCTTCTAAGGGTGAAACCTTCTCTATTACAGGTGGATCACCTTTAAATTCTTCATTTTTATCAAATGTACGTTTCAATCTATTCATTGATGGTTCAGACATTAAAATTCATCCTTGTAAGCGACTACTAATTCCATAAACCAATAAGAATTTGCACTAGAAGTAGTAGATCTAAAACCTAGTTGTATTGAAGCTCCCAACCCAAAAGTAACACTATCAAAATTAATCGTTCCTTCTCCCGGACTAGATAAAGTAATTATTCCCGATTCAAATAAAGTTCCTGCATCATAAAGATAATATTCATTTGTATCAGAAGAACTTGCTTCACAACCTAATTTTAATTTTAGAAGTTCTCCTGAATATGAAGGATTCCAAATAGTTCTTATTGCCGTTGAATCTGTAGTCCCATTCCCTCCATACCAATCTATATAAGTTACTGTATTCATTGACAGGCCCCGAGTTCGTTTACGGATAAATTCCTTATGTTTAGTCCAAGCACCATCGCCATTGGCTGAAGTACATTTCCAATAGTCTCCTACTTCAGCACCATAATTTATCACGGGCCAAGTAGTATCTTCAAAATTTAACTTAGAAACACCTTGAAAGAAAAAATCTTTTCCTTCAGACATATAAACATCTGCAGGAAAAAGATAAGAACTCCCCGATTGGGGTGATTCTAATCTATTCTCTGATACATTAAAAGTTATTATTTCCTGTTTTGCCATCTTTTTCTCCTAATCTGGAAATTGATTATCTCCTCCACTATTGGGGATTTCAGGAGGCACGGATTGAGGATCACCCCCAGCCGCTACTACCACCTGTTGTTTTATTCCCCAAACACAATTATTATAGTCTAAATAAGTCCAAACATTATTAAAACCTTTACCTTTAAAAAAATAATTTGATTCATTTATAAAATTACGCATAACCCGAGCACTAACCTCATTCCTTGTTTCATTATCATATAAACGTAAAACAGAAAAACCTACATTACCTCTAAATCCCCCTGAATAAGTACTACCTAAAGTTAAAGGGTTAGAAGTAGTTAATTCAGAAGAAAAACCTTCTCCCCCTTGAGAAAACCCCCAGCCTTCCGCTTCATATAGACCATTAATATCCCCTATATACATAATCACTCCTGTATCTACTCGCGATATATTAACATAATACCAATCATCCACAGAAATAGGAGTAGTTGTATCCCTAAAAACTGTTAAATTATTTACTGAATCAGTTAATTGAAAACTTATATAATATTCAGTATTCATTTCATGGATAAATAAAGAAGCTCCACCCCCATAAGATTCGGGGTTTCCAACAGTTATAATTGAATCATTATCCTCTAAATCATTAAACCTTACCCAGGTTTCCCAACTAAATGAGTTATCTCTAATACCTTTCACTCCCTCTCCACCACAACCTGTAACAAAAGGTATATAAATTTTATTAGAATAATGACTTCTAATATCTAAAAAAGGAAATTGAGTAGTCTTTGTTTTAGTATCAAAAACCTCTGTTTTAAAACCGGTTAAAAGATGGTTAGATGATATTTCTATATTAGTATGTTCATTATATCTTGACCGTTTTTGATCATCTTCTTTAATTAAATTATACCAATAAGGGGAATTATGTTCAATAATCCCATAATTCGTAGAAGGAAAAGGTCCCGAAACTATATTAATTTCAGGATCAAAATGTGGATTATATGCCGCCTCTAGATGGTAATTAGTCCCTAAATCAGCCATAAGATATATACCATCATGTTTTTGAATTATTTCTTTTTTATCAAAAGTTAACCAATTTATTAAACCCGAAGTAGTTAATAAATTAATGGGTAAAGTACCATCAAAAATATCCGAATAAGTTTTATATTCATCAAAAAAACTAAAACCCGAAATAGAGTAATAATTATTTTGGGTTCCCAAAGAACCAAATTCAAAATCAAATACTATATTTTGAGCTCCAGAATCACTTTCAACCCCATCCATGTATACCCTAACATCTGATGCTGAATCTCGATTAATTAAAATGTTAACCCAAGTGTCTGTTGGGATAGGTAAAGAATATAGATTAGAAGAACCTACCCATACTGCATAACTCGTATCAGCGGTATAAATAGTAATATTTTTACTTCCTCCCATATCCTTTATTAGATTAGAATAATATGTATTTGCTTTAGCTTTGAACCAAAAAGATATTGTAAACTCCTCTTCAGCAATGACACCTACTTTGTAAGGGTTTATACCAAAATTAAAGAGAACTGTTTCATCATTATAAATTGCAGTAGAATGTTGTGAATAAATTTGTTCCTCAAGAGGGTTTTGACGAACAATATAATTAAAGGGATCCATACTTGTTAGTATTGCCGGTTTCCCCCCCAATACTTGACAAGATAAATTTTTAATTTTAACCCCCGATTCCATATTCCTAAAAAATACTGTAGGGTTCGATTCTGAACTTCGTTTAAATTCATATAAATTATACCGTTTATATTCATCTGCATTTGTTATTCTAACAAAATTATTAGGTCTAGAAGTATCATATACATCTTTACCTGAAAGATATAATTCCACTGGGTGATCTTCATCAGTTATTTTAGCATCAAAACCAAATTGAATATATTTTCCTATTTCAATATCTTCGGTTAAATCATAATCTTTACCCAATGATAATATAGCTCCTGATTCATTATCTACATAATCAATATGTAAAGCACCGTCTTCAATAGAATAAGTATTATTACCTAATATTTCCCAGTGGTTTAATGTATCATAACTAAAACTTTCTTGATAGGGTTTAAATAAATTTTTTCCTATTGTAGGATTAGCAGCATCTCTTATTATTGGGTATTCATCTCCTTCATTATTTCCAAATCTCCACCAATGCAATAAATTATTTTTTCCTGGAGAAAATAATAAGGGGAGATTACGTAAAGTATCTCGAACTAAATCATCACTTATGATATCACCAAAAACAGCGATATCATGAATTAATCCCCCTTGCAAGGCATCCAATCTTATATCTTGAATTATATATTGACCTGTAGAATGCATATTATTTGTATCATAAGCAGGAGCCTCAGTCCCATCAAGGTAAACATTTAATAAACCATTTTCACTCATATCTCTAGTAACCCGTATATGATGGAAAAAAGCTGGATCTAAAGAATCGCCGAATAAAAAATAGTAGGGAACCATTACCATACCTTCAAAAGTCCTTATTGTAATGAAAGTTGAAGTATCAGCAAAAATCAGATTTATTTCACCTCCAGGGCCTCCAACAAGTTGATTAAAATATTTCCCCGGTTCTGTACCTTTCCACCAAGCAGAAATTGTAAAATCACCTTCTAAATTTATTTCACCATTTGTATGAGCTACTTCGACATCATAAAAAGTATCTATCCCTCGACTATTTTGTTTAAAAGAATACTGCCCACTAAGTGAAGGTAAAACATTCCCAAAACCATCAATATCTCGAGTAGAGTAATAAGCATAACAATTTTGAAAATGTAAATCTCTATTTGAAAAATATTGATTTTTTGTATTATGTTTTAAATCTTTTTTATCTGTAATTATTCTTGTATCATAATTGTTAAATTGTTTTAAGTCTTGAAGGGATAAGTGTAGTAATTTACCAGACCCTCTATTTAGTTCCCCATGAAGTTCTCGTATTAAATAAAAACGACAAACAGCTAAAGCATAAGTATCTGCTTCAGTTTCTTGAATCTCCCCACCAATATTACCTTTAGCTATATAACTTTTCACGCCTTCTACGTCATATCGTGTATGAACAATTATACCCCCACGATCCACCAACTTTTGAGCATCTCCATGTAGTGTAGAATATTGGGGTATAAATTTATCATCAGGGTTTGGGGAAAGATCTTCTAGTAAAAAAGTCTTCTCACCTTCTGTTTGTCTTATTTTTTCACCATAATTATAATTAAGTGTGGAAACACCTGTAAACAAACAATGAATAAGATAATCAACAGTACGGGTGGGTTTTAATACGCCTATATCTTCAAAATTCATTATTTAGATTTCTTTACAATTTTAGCCAATTTATTCAATCTAAAATAAAAGGCCAACCCAGTCCATGACAAACAAAGTGGCCATAATGTATTAAATAAATCAGTAGTTATGAAATTAAATTTATAAAGAAGCGCCAAACCAATAGCCATTAAGACCCCCATTTGACGCTTTTTACTATTCTCACCTATAAATAAATTAACTAAGTTTTTCCAACCTAGATTAATCATTATCAACTCTCAAGCCTGAAACAAATCCACTTACCATCGTTTCAACACTATTTTCGATTAAGTCAATAAACCAAGGCTCAATTACAGTATTCCAAAATTTCTTTGTCCACTTCCATTCACTCAAACCTAAAGTTATCACTTTACCTAACCAATAAAAAGCTTTAAAGATAACTCTTTGAATTTTATCATTAGGAATCTTTTGTAATACCCATAGAATGACTGCACTGGCCGATATACCACCAGCCCACCATTCCCAATTCGTTAAAAAACTATTTAACCAATCCATTATTTACCGCCTTTAGCTTTTGGTTTAGCTTTTGGTTTAGCTTTTGGTTTCGCGACAATTCCTTTTTGAACATTTCTATTGGCTTTACCCAATCGAGTCCCTTTTTTAATTTTCTTTTCTTTCTTCTTCTTCTTCTTTGGCATAACTTCTCTCCTATTTAACACTATTCCCCATGAATAGTTATCCTTAATATACAATAGCTTTATAGATGATCGCAAATATTATTTCCGCGAAAATCCTTTTTTTCTTTTAAGTAGTTTAGAAAGTTTAGGGTAAGCTAGCATTTTATTAAATTCTTCAGCATTTTTTCCAAACCAATACTCAAAACTTTTAAAAGTATTTTGACTTACTTGACCATTAATACTTTGTGTAGCTAATAAAAGCTGAAAATTCTTTTTCTTTTGTTCTGTCCAATATTTTCCAACATAAGCTCTATTTACATCAAATTTTTCAATAGGTTCATATCTCATAGGTACACTACAAATCAATCCTCCTAATTCTTCTGATAATCGCGTTCCTTCTCGTAAACGATAATAAAAGTCTTGAGGAGTATCTTTAAAATTATAGTAAATGGTAATATAATAAAGATTAAATCAAGCATAAGTTCTCCGAAGGTATATACTTTAATATATAATAGATAAAGGAATTATATAAGGATTAAATTAAAGATTTTCTATATTCTTCAATTTCGGGATCAGAACATTCAAAGATATAATTGTCTTGAGAATCTTCCCCTACGATTTTCAACAAATATTCTTGTTTAAAAAACCCATGATTTACATACCACCTTAAGAAATTATAAAAACCATACTCAGATTCTTTATTTAAAGACTGTATAACCCGGTTTTTAACAGTAGTCTGAGTAAATCCCTGTCCACCAATACCCTTAATTTTTGGTAAATTGGAAAAAGTAATCTCTTTATATTGGAATAATTGTAAGATATTTAAGGTATTAGAATTTTCGAAGCCCCGTATATCTTCAAACCCACAACAATTTAAAGAATCTCCCATAAATCTGAGTAAATTCTCAGCCGCAAAAAATTGGATCCCTACTTGATGACATTTTTCTCTCAATTCTCTAAAATAAGGGAATAAAAAAGAAGGATGATATACATATTCGGATAAACTTTTTCTCAAGAAACCTTTTGTAGCTTCTTTTCGTTTAATTCCTTCAACTGTTATCCCTTTTATTCCAACCTCTTTTAATTCTTGGATCATTTCTAAGACTTCATTGTGGAATTTCACGATATAAGGTTGGACTCGAACAATTACAGGAACATAAGAGGAGATTTTCTGGATAAATTCTACACGTTCTGAATATTTCGGAGCACCTTTATCGTACAATTCACAGGATTTCCCGAATATTGAGACTTGTATAGCGTAATTACCTTCTTTCAACAATGAAAAATAAGGTTCTTCAGCTAATAAAGTTGATTTTGTAGAGATTATAATAGGGTATTTAATTTTATTATAATGTTCCATTAATTTTAAACTATTTCTTTTAATTTCTTCAATAGGTTGGAAACCATCACTCATTCCACCCCAATGTATAGGGGTACCTTCTAGATAAGGTAAACGTTTAATCAATCTATCTGGGTTTGAAGATAGATTGATTTTCTTCTCAATTTCTCCACTCAGATTAGGTTGATGATCTCTAAATTCATTGGCGAAGCAGTAAGTACAACCAAATGTACAATGATTATATGTATCCATTCTAACCGGTACTGAACAAATATGGTTTTGTGAAGAGTCAATTATTATCATGCTTTTTAAATTCCTTTAATGTGCTATATATCAATTTACCCTGTTCTTCAGGAGTTCGCCCTTTAAGTATTTCTAAGATTTCTATGAGATCAGATTTATTGAATACGAAAGTTTTAGAAGACAATCCAGTATCTACATAATTAACTAAGCTAATTCTAGAATCTCTATCCTCATCGTATTCAGGTATTTCAAAATCCACTCCAAAGTCCTCTGATTCTTTATTAGAAACTTCAATATAATCCCTCAATATAGAACTCAGAGTTATTTCTTCCCCAGCAGTTTTCTTTTCCTCCAACCATTTTTCAAAGTCTTCATTGCTCATCCGAGCCAACTTCTGCCAATTACTACTCTGATTTCTATTTACCCCAATTTCTTCTAAAGTCTTCTTACCTCTATCTTTTCCTCGATCCGCATTACCTTTTGATTTATCCATCTTTTCTAATAGCTGCCCGCACCTTCTTTCGGCACGAAGTTTTATTTCCGCAATCTCATTTTGCTTCTCCAAACTTTCCTTACATTGCTTTGCATAGCTCCGTAACGCTACCGTCTTATCACGGATATCTTTTATCTCTTCGATATTCTCACAAGAAACTAATTGTTGCCTAATTTGGTTATATTTTATAATATCCATACTTTAATATACAAAAATCTCATAGTCTTTTCCAAATACTGATTTTTTTCCCAGAAAATTTTTGACTTTGCTTTTTTCAATGAACTTTCAATGCGATATTCCTGTTATTGCTAACCAAATTAGGCAACATTCCTATTAGTTTTCTCTAAAACTCAGACTTTTCTTACAGCGACCTGTGCATACCCCTGTTAGTTTTCTCCTGTTTCACGCTGTATATCATAGAAACAGCGCATAATAGCACCATACTGCATCGTTTTCTCCTGTTTTTCAGTAATGTAGTCAATTTCCCTGGTAAAGTATATTATATTAAGACTATGAAAATTGATTAAATTGGTTATGAGGGATAATCCCTCTAAAAAATTTTTTGAAAAAATTGATTCCTATGTTTTATTATTAAAACAGACCTATATTTAGGGGTCGGGAATCCTACTGTTTTTTGAAATTGTGAATTTGGTTTTAAGTCGTTAAATTTCGGTAAATTTGACAATCCTCAAAAATTCCCGATAAAATCAAATTTGGAACAAGAGAGAAAAATTTAGTTGTGAATACTATTCAAGGTAGATAAATTCAATTAAATTTTAATGGTTGTAATTTACTTGGTTGTAGATTACAATAGGAATAATAAAAGAAGGGAAAATAATAAAATGAAGATACATAGAGAAACTACAGGAACAGGTAAATTGTCGGTTAAAGAGCTATTGGTAATAGCTTTAAAATATACTGACAAGCCGATTAAATTAAGTGATTCATCGGTGAAGATACATTTGTCTTATGCTCAATATTCAGTTGAGCTGGGTTTGATAAACAATGTAGATAAGTATGATGCGGATATTTGCAAACCTGCAAGAGCTTCATTGCAAAAATTCACCAAGAATAAGTTTTCGACACCACATCACGAAACCTATTACAATTCCAATTTACAAAGGATTGACGATTTAGAAAATTGTAGATTGTCTATCATTAGAGAAAAATTTGGTGATTGTAACACAAAGGGAATAAGTTTTCAAATCAGTTCCCAACAAATGTTGATGAAATTGATTAAATGAACAAGAAACTGATTCTGAATTGGTTAAAAGTCCGATGGATTCATATGAATCCATCGGACTTAACTGTCAAATTGCCTAATGAAATTTCTAACCGAAATTTCACATCATTTTTTAAATGTTATTTAAGATTAAAGAACGACATTAGAAAATACCACATATTAGGCAAACCGTACTCACGGAACAGAATTGTAAATTCTGTAAACGATTTATTGGATGACGAAATCAGAGGTATTAGAAGATGAGTGGTTATGAAATCATACTGGTTTTATTATGGTGTTTTGTATTTTATAGCATTCTTAACGAATAAACTAAAATAAACCTCTTTAAAGTTATGGGTATTTTCAGTAATGGAAATACCCATAACTTTTTTTTGCAAAATTTTTTTTGCGTGTCCTATGGGGTTGCGTGTCCTATGGGGTTGTTAATAATTTTTCAAAAATATCAATATATAATTTTTTAATATATATAATTTTTAATATATAATGGGTGTTCGATTTGTGAGTGTAGTTGCGAGTCCTATGGAGATGTCGGTAATTTTTTGTCGTTATAGGGTGTTGTATTGCAATTTTTTGATAGGAGTGATTTATGGAAAGATTGGTAATTTTAATATGATAACAGGAGAAAGTGAAGGTCGCTGTAAGATTTGTAAGAGTTTTCGATGGTCCTCTAGTAGGTACGCAATCTCGAAGGATTATCGCGAGAATGTAAAGTCGGGCCTGTTAGAAAGAAAGGAACTAACAAGCCCGTAGTCGACTATTCGTTGTTAAACTATTTTAGAAAGTAGCGATAGTACTTATCGTCTTTAACTCTTCCGATCCGAGGATCTTTCTTTCTTATTAGAGAAGAGACTTGACCGCTGAAGAGATTATAAGACTCAAGCCTTTGAGGAGGAAGAAAACCTAGTTCGTCTCTAATTCCAGCTTTAATAGCATTATTTATTCGTTCTTCTTTTTCGCCTGGTCCAAACCAGAAAGAAGAACTACATCGGAGTACTTCTATCCATTCCTCGAGAGGATAATGATGTTCTCTTAGAACTCTGTCTCTAATCTGAGATGTGATCTTATTATAGAAGATTGCGTAATCCTCTTGAAGATGATAGAGTTCCTTTAGAGTTGCTGAATTAATTTTTAGAACTTCTTTTCTGAATTCTAACAACCGTACTATGCGATTCTTTTTGATGGGTTTATTAGTTTTCATTAGAATGTTCCTTTCTATATTTTAGATGATCTTCTCCAGAAAAGTATCTTTCTCGAATTTCTTCCGGAATTTCTTTTCCCTCGTAAAGTTCTCTTTGAGCACGTTTATACTCTTTAACGATTCTTTCGTTTCCGATGGTCTTTATGTGACCGTTATCACAAATTTCGACTGCAACAATCTGATGTTCTTTCGATGGATCTCCTGAACCCTCGAGATAAACTGTGATGTCCTTGATACTAGAGTTTTCTGCCATTTGTTGTGAAATGATTTTTTTCATTATTTCGTTCCTTTCTTTAATTGCCAATGACCGTTTACTTTTTCGAATCCTTTCTTTTTCATCTTTTTATCGAAAGAATCTCTTTGAATTACATTGTTCGGTTTTACTTGAACCTTTTCGATTATTTGTGAACCGACTTTTGTTATTCGCCAGTGTAGTCCGTCTTTATCGATTTTTCGAAAAACACTTTTTGTTTTTGTCCTTGCAATAATATTTTGTCTTGATCTTAAATTACTTTGAATTCTCATATTGTTATATTCCCTTCTTTTATTTTAACAACACTTAAATTTACAAACAAATTTTCCCTTGTTGTTCACACATTCTAAACTCACTTTTTGAAAAGTCGCTGTAAGAATTCTATGAGTTCTCTCTATACTATTCATGCACTCTTGCGAGTCCCCTGGGGGAGTGCCTGTTAGTACCGAAAAAGAAATCGGGCCTGTTAGAAAGGATCAAACAGGCCCGATAGTAATTAATCGTGTAATATGATTTCAAGTGCAATTCCTGTGATTATTAATACCGTGAGTACAATCTCCACTAGGAAAAGTAATCTGTGCAAAGAACGGTGAATATCCAATAGTCGTCGCCCAAATGTTGAGTGTCCAAATCATAAGTGAACGAACAAGGATCGTTATTCTGACCATCTTGATAACCCACCCAGAGGAGATTTTCTAATGATTCAAAGACCTTAAAGCGAGCATTGGATAGGTCACCAGGTTTCGAAGAACCAATTTTCGCCCTAACACAGAGAGCATTTGATTTCTCAACTGTGAAATCTAGAGTAAAACCCTCTTTATGAAATTTAGTTGGAAATTGTTCATCACCGTTACTATCGTAAGTGTCTGACTGACCGTCTAATCCCTTAAATCGAAATTTTCGGGAATCTTTTAGTCCTTCTGTGAATTCAATGAATTTTTCGTGATATTTCATTAGTGTGTCCTTTCTTATGCTTTATTAAAATAATACTCTTCGTCAACAGGAGGGAATTTCTTCATCAACATATTATAGCGTTCCGGTTGTCCTAGTAAGATACAACACTGCCTAAACATATTTACATAGTTCGGCATGTAATCGTATATATCATCGTCTCCGCTAGCATTCGGTATGACAAAGTTTAGTTCCTTTTCAAATCCGAAAAGAAAATTATCTATAGCCTCTATATGTAGAGTGTATTTATGAACTGTACCGAAGTGTCCGTCGTCTCTTTCACATTCGAGAACCTTATCTCGAGCAAGTGTACTGAAGACTTTTTTAACAACTTTGTCAATTTGTTCGGAGCGTTTCTTTTTCTCTTGTTTAGAAAGATTAGGTTCCAAAATATCAAAATATATTCCAAAAGCTTCGTCTAGTTGGAAGTAGTTATATACTTCCATATCGAGACTATCGCCGGGAACTATATATTCCTGGTGTATATCAGTGATATACAAAGATATGTGGTTGTCTATTCTTTCTACTAATGGGTGTAACTTATTCATCGTGTGATCCTTTCTATTTTTGATTAAAATTACCCTTTGTTGTTTCATTCAAACAACACCTAAATTTACAAACAAATTTTCCCTTGTTATTCACTCAGTCCAAACACACTTTTATTCAGGTCGCTGTAAGAATTGTTCGATCATGCACACCGTACCCCCTGGGGAGGGAGAGAAAGAAGAGAAAAATAGTTCTCTTCTTTCAAACACATTTGTTCTATCGAATTAACTACGTGTCCGTCCTACCGATCCCACAATATATCACATTAATTCCCACAATCTAATCACAATATTAATTTCTAATCTCAATAATATATCACATTTGTCCTATTTAATCTCTCTCCTCTATACTGTTCAGTTATTTCCGATTGTGCACAACGTAAGTCGCAATCAACCCAACAAACATATCCAAGTATCCCCCATTGTAATCAACCGCATCATCACCAGACAATCCAAAATGATCCCAAGCATTCTCTTCCCAAGGGTGACATTCTTCATCATAACTCCTACAAACCCAAGCTGTTAAATCATCTGATCTACCACACCAAACACTAATAAACTCCGGTTTCTCAACAATAACCCCATCACCTGTATCATTAATCTTAACATATTCACTGAACAAAAAATCTAAACAACCCTGGTCAGCATCCAATATCCATTCTCTCGGATCTCGCGATGCTAATATACCAACATCCGGAATCATTGATGATAACTCAAACACTCTAGGATTCTCTTTGAAATAATCAATCACATCTTTAAATAAAACTTCCATACACATTCCTTTCTATTTTGTTTTTTTATTGATTGTTATTATTTCAATAACAATTAAATTTACAATTATTTTTTCCATTGTTATTCAGTTTATCTATCCTTCCGAGCGTACCGGGGGAGCGAGTGAAAGTAAAGTCAAGCCGGCAGAGTTAATATCGTGCCCCACTTAATCCCACAATTTCTCCAGTGCGTTCGCAGGATCGTCCGATAGTAATATCGTGCGAGTGAAAAGGGTGAAAGTGAGGATAGGTTTAAACGGGGTTAAACAGGGTGTAATCTCGAACAATTCTAACAGGAGGGTAATTTTGGATAATATCTGCCTCAACGCTTATACTGTAATATTTGGATTTAGTTTACCATTGTGCGGGTAACGAAAAACTCTAACAATTCTAACAGGATTAATTTTTGGTGAAAACTCAGAGTGTTTTGAAGGAAAGAAGTAATAGGCATAATATGAAGAATATAGTCTGAGTTTTCGAAAAAGATATACTAGACAGATGTAGGAGTGAATAATAAGTAGTAATGATTACTATTATCAATAAAAATATGAGAGATCGTCAGAAGATACTTATCGCATAGATTCTTATTGGGAGTATCTATAGTAAGAGTAGAGTTTTCTATATAGAGTATAGGAGTTTAGATTATAATATAGTATAGTTAGAGTGATATAGTAGTAGAGAAAAGAAAAGGGCAATCTTTATTAGAAAGCCCTTTTAGTATCAAGAGTCGTGTAGTATTATTTCAAATAATATGATTATTAGTATTAGGAAGGTTAAAACCCATTCCACAATACATTAGTCTTTGTAAATATATACAGCGTTCTGCCCGTTCCTAACAGGTGATGCGCCGCCCGTAGTATTCCTGCATAATACTCTTAGCTTTTTAGTAACCTTAAAGCGTTCTACCTTATCGGTTTCCTTATCAATCATATTCAATGCGGTAGCAACTTCAATAACTGTTGCTCCTTCTGAGCCTTTAGAAACTAAGAAATCTTTTACGCGTTGTTTCAAAGAAATCTTTGTTTCTTTCTTAGCTTTTGTTTCTTTTGTTTCTTTTGTTTCCATTGAAGCTGGTAATTCAGTTGTCTCTTTTACAACTTGAACTTGGTTAGCTTCCTTCTTTGTTTTCTTACTCATAACAATCTCCTTTATTTTATTATTGTTAATTGTTGTTTCCAACGGTTATAATTTACAACAAGTGAATCCAATATTGTTCAGATAAGCGATAAAGCTTTCATTATTATAATGATCATTGCGCACGATATTATCATCGCGATCAAGAAACTGTCATCTATTGTATCTTTACCTTTTTGTCTTAGCAGAGAATTCGGAATCCAAGTTAGCATCCATATACCCATTAGAATTCCTAATATTACTAAGCCTACTTTAAACCATATTGAAAATAGTATCATTTACACCCCCAAATCTTTAATTGTTGTTTGTCATGTTGTCTTTTAATATCATCAAGAACATTCTTAATGCCAATTTCCATACTAATAAATTTCACATCCCCCACATTGTTCTAAGAAAACGATGAATTCTTTAAAGTGATCAATACTAATTGCATACCAGTAATCCATATTCTCCTTTAACCCTGTTGCATGACAAGCATTACATGGGGTGCAATCCATTATATCTTCGGTGCCTTTGAATTTATCCCTCAGATCTTGGAGACTGATTTCATCCATTTCCCTTTGATATTTCCAAAATGCCAACCAATCTTTATCTTCTCCATATTCGGCCGAGAAATAAGCATTCGGTATATCTATTGAAACTGCAGCTGACCCGAGGGGACCCTCAGGAG